ACCGGATGGCCGCGATTTTTTTTACCGTGGACCCCGCGATGCACGTGCTGACAAATACATGTGGACCAATTAAAAACGTCCCTCAAAGCTTAATTGTTTCGTGGTCCCCTCTATAAACTTGGGCTCCAAGTAGTGGGCTTTTATCACAATGTGGGATCCTTTACTAAATGAGTTTCCCGAAAGTGTTCATGGGTTTAGGTGTATGTTAGCAGTGAAATATCTGCAATTAGTAGAAAATTCATATTCGCCAGACACATTAGGGTACGATTTAATCAGGGATTTAATCTCAGTTATTAGGGCTAGAAATTATGTCGAAGCGACCAGCAGATATAATCATTTCCACGCCCGCCTCGAAGGTACGCCGTCGTCTCAACTTCGACAGCCCATATGCCAGCCGTGCTGCTGCCCCCATTGTCCGCGTCACAAAGGCAAAGGCATGGGCCAACAGGCCCATGAATCGGAAGCCCAGGATGTACAGAATGTACAGAAGCCCTGATGTTCCGAGGGGATGTGAAGGCCCATGTAAAGTCCAGTCTTATGAGCAACGGGATGATATTAAGCATACTGGTATTGTTCGTTGTGTTAGTGATGTTACTCGTGGATCCGGAATTACCCACAGAGTGGGTAAGAGGTTCTGTGTTAAATCCATATATTTTTTAGGTAAAGTTTGGATGGATGAAAATATCAAGAAGCAGAATCACACTAATCAGGTCATGTTCTTCTTGGTCCGTGATAGAAGGCCCTATGGAAGCAGCCCAATGGATTTTGGGCAGGTTTTTAATATGTTCGACAACGAACCTAGCACCGCAACCGTGAAGAATGATCTCCGGGATAGGTTTCAAGTGATGAGGAAATTTCATGCTACAGTTATCGGTGGGCCCTCTGGAATGAAGGAACAGGCATTAGTTAAGAGATTTTTTAGAATTAACAGTCATGTAACTTATAATCATCAGGAGGCAGCCAAGTATGAGAATCATACTGAGAATGCTTTGTTGTTGTATATGGCATGTACTCATGCCTCTAACCCTGTGTATGCTACATTGAAGATACGTATCTATTTCTATGATTCAGTATCGAATTAATAAAGATTATATTTTATTGAATATGATTGGTTTACATATACAACGTGATCTAATACATTCCATAATACATGATCAACTGCTCTATTTACATTGTTAATACTAATTACAGCAAAATTATTAAGCACTTTGAATACTTGGGTTTTAAATACCCTTAAGAAATGACCAGTCTGAGGCTGTAAGGTCGTCCAGATTCGGTAGGTTAGAAAACATTTGTGCATCCCCAACGCTTTCCTCAGGTTGTGATTGAACCGTATCTGCACTGTGATGATGTCTTGGCTTCTCAGGAATGGCCTGTTGTGGTGCTCTGTTATCTTGAAATACAGGGGATTTGTTATCTCCCAGATAAACACGCCATTCTCTGCTTGAGCTGCAGTGATGGGTTCCCCTGTGCGTGAATCCATAGCCATGGCAACGTAATGCGATGAAATATGAACAGCCGCAATCGAGGTCAACGCGACGACGCCTGGTCCCCTTCTTGGCCAACCTGTGCTGCACTTTGATTGGAACCTGAGTAGAGTGGGCCTGTGAGGGTGATGAAGGTCGCATTCTTTAAAGCCCAATGTTTGAGTGCGGAATTCTTTTCTTCATCCAAGAACTCTTTATAGCTGGAATTGGGTCCTGGATTGCAGAGGAAGATAGCGGGAATTCCACCTTTAATTTGAACTGGCTTTCCGTATTTTGTATTTGATTGCCAGTCCCTTTGGGCCCCCATGAATTCTTTAAAGTGTTTTAGATAATGCGGGTCGACGTCATCAATGACGTTATACGAGGCATCATTGCTGTACACTTTAGGGCTAAGGTCTAAGTGACCACATAGGTAGTTATGTGGACCCAACGACCTAGCCCACATGGTCTTCCCGGTTCGACTATCACCCTCAATCACAATACTCATGGGCCTCAAAGGCCGCGCAGCGGCACCCACCACGTTCACAGAAGCCCATTCCTCAAGTTCATCAGGAACTTGATTAAAAGATGAAGACAAAAAGGGAGAAACATAAACCTCCACAGGAGGTGTAAAAATCCTATCTAAATTACATTTTAAATTATGATATTGAAAAATAAAATCTTTTGGGAGTTTTTCCCTTATTATTGATAAAGCCTCTTCAGCCGAACCTGCATTTAGGGCCTCTGCTGCTGCATCATTAGCTGTCTGTTGACCTCCTCGAGCAGATCTTCCATCGATCTGAAACTGACCCCAGTCGATGTAATCACCGTCCTTCTCGATGTAGGACTTGACATCGGAGCTGGACTTTGCTCCCTGGAAGTTTGGGTGGAATTGGGAGGAGTTATTAGGGTGAGTGACATCGAAATGTCTGGGGTTTCTGAACTTGGCTTTACCTTTGAACTGGATGAGGGCGTGGATATGCAGAGACCCATCTTGGGTGTTTTTCTTGTGACACTCTGATAAATAATTTATCAGATAGGGCAATTTATTGACTGGAAGAATTTCGAGCATGTGCTCTTTGGGTATGTGGCATTTTGGATAAGTGAGGAAAATATTTTTGGCATTTACACAAAAAGAGTTAATACGAGGCATATTGAATTGGGGACACTCAAAACTCTGAGGAATGGGGGACTCTGGGGACGCATTTATATGAAGTCCCCAAATGGCATTTTCGTAATTACGAAAGAAAATTCAAAATACTAACGCTCCAAAAAGCGGCCATCCGTATAATATT